GGCGCCGATAGTCATCTCGTGGAAAAGGTATATCACAACCGCCCACGAAATCATCACCATAAACAGCCAAGTAACGACCAACACTGTGATGCCACATCTGTAGTTGCTTAAAAGTGGGCGGTTTGTCAAACCAACCAATAATCTGCGTACAAATGTTATGCACAGAATTGATTTCACCTGTCCATTTATTGCCTGAAGAATTAAACCCATCACGTTTAGATTTCATCACATTACCACAAAGTCTCCATCGTTTATTTCCACAATTAACATTCTTAACCCAATTCCAGGCATTATTAGTCCGACGATCAGAAATATTGACTCCACCCACAACCTGTAATATGTCATGCGTCAAACGCATACTAACACCATGTTGTGAGCTGTCATAATTCTGAAAATCACCTTCGTATTTAAACTTAGATTGATTAATATTCCTGCGAATCCGGTTAAGTCCGCCATAAGCGGTAGCAATACCGATCTTGATAATGCCATTATCTTGATTTTCTTTAATAACGTCAATGCCGGGAGCCACCATAGTCTGAACTAGTATTTGAACCAAAGGAGCACAGATAACAATTCTTGTTAAACCTGCGATAGCTTTAGCCTCACGTAATAACTCATCTTTAGGATTTATGTCCCCGATATCACACGGTATTTGAGGAACACGTCCCTCACAGATATCATCAATAGCACTCAAAACTTTGCCCCAACAAAATGCACACTCCCTCACCTGCTGTTTCTGCATGTGGTTTACACCGCATGGAGCATCAGTATTAAAAGGGAAACCCGAAGATTTAGTGAGTATTTTGCTGTCGATTATCTTCTGCCAAGCTTGATCAACTGTGAGCATTTCTCTAACAGGTGATTTTGGCAAAATGGTTGGAACAAAGTCTTTTAAAACCTTGACCCAACCATCAAAACCAGAACCATCTGCTCTAGGTATGTCATACAACATTGAAAAAGCATTGATAGTAGTCTCTTCAGACACATCAGCAAATCTGTACGCATTCTTAACGGAATCAGGGATAGAATCCCAAATAGGCTTCAGAGTTGCGTCCAGGACATGCTTAGTGTTTGGAACAAACTTATTATTAGTGGAAAACTCGTGTTCCCAAAAGTCAAATGGTGAATCGGTGTCACTACCGTCAGTGGGTTCATCCACCACGCTAGTGTCACCAATAATACCAATGGATGGTTCAACATCCTTGCTATCATCATCATCATCAGATACCACAGCGATTTTTCCATCAGGAACATCGGCAGACATATCTAACTCAAGACTCTGGCGACCACCTTGATACTTCTTAGTTAAGTTGCGAGAGTATTTCTTTAGTTTATGTCGTGCCTTGGTAACTTTATTACCAGACCGCGATATCTGTGCCCTCACAGAGGGCCCACTTTTCTTTTGACCACGAGCATTACGATTAGATTTCCTATTTCCACCACCTCCAGAATCAAGAAAGGATGATTGAAACGGTTGCAACTCCTTGCCAACCTTCCAATCATCACCTTTGTTAACTCCATAGATAGTTTCCATAGCCTCCATGGTATTGTAAAATTCGTATGTTGTCCCACCACGCGACAAGGTTACGACACCGTCTGCCCACTCTACAGTTCCCATAGCTTGGCCAGTGTTGGGGTCGCGTACAGTTATGGTCACCAACTCGTCGTCGTATTGAGTACGTGAATAAACCACGTCTTCCCGAGAGAATCCGTGCTTTTCCATGTAATCCATAACGTCACCAGCTTTGGCATCCAACGACGACTCCTTTTGATGGTTGATTAACGTAAGTATAAAAGGTTGGTCAAACTGCGCTGCGGCGTTAGAAGTAACGCCACCCTCAATATGAATCCCTACACAAACGTTTCCAAACAAAATAGGAGAACCAGAACATCCACGTTGAGTGGATGCCTGGTGGTAAAAAACGTACTTATAGATAGAATTAATCACACCGGGCGCCAGCTGAGATATTTTCTCAGAAAATACCTTAGAAGGTTGCTCGGAATTAAAGACATTAATCGAAAGACCTTTTACAGACTCCGAAATTCTACCTGTAACCACATTTTGTGGCACTCGTACTACTGCAAGATCCCTTTCGGGATATTCAGTAACCACGATGAGCGGATGAACTTTCGAGACGATACGACCATCTACAAAGTCGTTCCAAACTACCACTGCGGCACCAGAAGAGAGTGATCTAAGCTGATGCAAAGAAACGACAGCAAAGCCTTTTCTAAAACACCAACCCAAACCACTCACATTATCGGCTGAATAGCCAGTTGCAATAACTGATCTACACACCCGACCAATGTTGGTGGACGCAGAAGTTGGTAAAATGGACTCTTTGTAGGAGAACATACCACCAAAAAAATTAATCGTAGCCCCTTCTTTTGCCATTAGGTATCTAACGGTACACGTTACAAACACCAAACACCAAAAGACTATGCCAACCCATAAAAATTCTTGTGCGTGATAAAGAAACAAACAAACAATATAAGTATCACCTAGCACCTCACGAAAGCTAAGATTAAGGGTGAATGAAGATGTAGCCCAATATTCCTTAAACGCACGTATGCATTTAATAACATTGCAGTACACAGCACGCATCCAGATTCCAACAATAGTGAGAATGCCATACCATAAATAGTCATCCTGAAGAAAAGCTAACATGGGACAAATAGTAAAACCTACAATATGGAAGATACATAATGATATATACCAACCGAAATTGATCAAAACACCAAAGATATCAGCTAGGTAGTTACACCATAACTGAAAATTCAAACTGAATCGCTGCCAAGTAGTTAGTTTGGCCACTAGAGAACATGAATTCCCCAAACATGGACAATCTAAGTACTTAACACACAAATCCTTGTTGTTTGAACCATATCGGCAGCATATATCAACATGTACCTCAATATCCCCGTGATCATTACAATCAACGGGACGGAAACACCTATCATATTTAAAGGAAGAGGCATTGTATGTTTTCGCACACAGTGTCTCACCTAACGATAGATAGGGTGTTTCCGGTAATTCGATACTAAATTTAGGTAGGGAAGGGGGTACG